CCAGCACCTTGGCGGCTTCGGCGTGCCGCTTGGAGTCTGGCTTGGCCCATGTGCTGCCTCCGAAGTGTTCAAGGATCGTCGCTGCGGTTTCGGTTCTCATGGTGTCTCCACAGGGTCAAGGTAGCGGCCTTGGCCTAGCCAAGTCGCCGGGTGCGGGATGAACTTCGGGTCGGTCGTCTTGTGCTGCTTGGCGAGCGCGTCGATCCGCTCCTCCATCCAGATCAGCGCATCAGCCGGCTCGTCATGCTCAAAGTCCTCCATGACTTCGCGCACGGCCCTGTCTAGCAGGGTCATGGCCTTCTTCCGGCCCACCTTGCGCGGGAACCGTTGCCAGAGCGCGTCTAGCGCGGCCTGTGGGATCGTGGCTCGGCGGTTCGGCTTCGGATCATTTACGGATGAAACATGCTCGACGGCAACGCCGTTGAGCGTATCTCTGATTGGTTCTGTCTCTGATAGTGATTGTGTATGTGTTTGTGTTTGTGTTTGGCATGATCCAAGCATGGCTGGAGCATTGCTACGAGCATTGCTTGGAGCATCCCACCGTGCTGCTGCGGCCTTGCGTGCCCTGTCTGCGTTGCGCTTGCCGGACTCGCGCATCTCGCCGCGCTCACGCTCCTGCCGTGGGTTGCGCCTCTTGCCGTCGCCGTACACCGGGAACTTGTCCTCCAGCAGATGCCACGCGGATCGGATGTCAGGGTCGAGCCTGAACAGCCGTTCCGGGTCGCTCGGAAGTCCGTCGCCCTCCCACGCGGCCCAGAGCAGGATCATGTACGCGCCGCGCTCGCTTGCGCTCCACCCCAGAGTTGCGGCCATGAAGTCCGTTCCCCAAAAGGGCATCCACGGTGCGCGACCCTTGGCCGTGCCATCCGTTTCATTCGTCGCATTCGCTACACTCACTCAAAGCCTCCTGCGCTCTTGTCAGCGCGGTTACGGTCAGAAGCGGCTCACCTAACGCAAGGTGGGCCGTTTCGCTTCACATCATCCGCGATCTGCGTCGGATTGCAAGCCATCGCGCCGCGCCGACAGCAAATCCTCAACCATCTGAATGCGCTTGCCAACCCACCGGGCTACAGGCACGCACCACGAATTGCCAAGAGACTTGCATCGCTTTGCATCTGTGGAGGTCTTGATGTTCGTGTACTCGTCAGGAAAGCCCATGAGCCTCTCCATTTCTACTGGAACAAGCCATCGTGGGCCGTTTGGATGCACTCGGAGATGTCCTTCTTCGGCTCCGAATTGACTGCGCGACATAAAGCGTGCCGTAAGGCATCCGACAATTTCATGCCCCGGCGGATGTCGCGGCGCAGGATTCCCAAGCAGGCCACTTTTGTCGAGAAGTACCGCTGCGGGAGGTCGCCAGTCTCCAACACCGTTTCTACGGAACGCCACAAGAAAGACTCGTCGCCGGGACTGGGCGACTCCGAAATACCGAGCGTCAAGCACTCGGTAGCACCACCCATAGCCGCAGTCTCCCAATGCCCGGAGGAAGGCTCCAAAGTCTCGTCCTCCGTTTGCTGACAAGACACCCACGACATTTTCCCACACGATCCAGCGAGGCTGCAAGCGTGCAGCAATTCCGAGATAGACAAGGGCCAAGTTGCCACGATGGTCGGAAAGTCCTCTTCGCTTGCCAAGCATGCTGAACGCTTGGCAGGGTGTTCCACCTGCCAGAAGATCGACAGTTCCGGGCTTGATGTCCCATTCTTCATGTTTCGTCATGTCTCCGTAGTTCTTTGTCTCTGGGTAGTGATGCTGCAACACCTCGCACGGGAACTGTTCAATCTCGCTGAAGCCGACAGGCTTCCACCCAAGCGGCTCCCACGCAACTGTCGCGGCTTCGATGCCGCTGCACACGCTCAAGTATCGCATTGCGTTCCCCTCTCAATCAGACCTCGCACCTCGTCTAGCCACTCCTGCCGCTCCTCCGGCGAGCGGTAGAACCCCGCCGCTGCCTGCTGCATCACTAGCGCAGTCGTGGCCGTGCAGCCGATGAGTTTGGCGATGCCGCTCGGCGTTCCGTTCGTCAGGCTGTGCAGCGCGTCGTAGGCGAGTCGGCGTGCCGCTACAGCGTCCTTGCCGATGCCGCTACCGGGTCTTGGGAACGCGAAGCCCCTGCGGGACAGGGCTGCTTCGACGGCTGGAATGACAATGGCTGCTGCGTACATCTCAACTCACTTTCAGGTAGGGCTGCTTGGGGACGAACATTGCGAACGGTAGCGTCTGGCCGGATTCAAGCGCGGCGCGGATCGCCTCCTTGTCCGGCACGATTTCAATCTTCTCGGTGATGAACTCTGGCGGGATCTCGCCGACGATCTCCATCGCAGGCTTCCCACCCGGCTGCGCGACCGTCGCACGCCAGCGGGCTGTCTCAATTTTCTTCAGACCCTCGGCTTGCATCGTGCGAAGCACCTGACTCTTGAACCACGCCGCGACGGCTTCATCGCGCCGCGCTCGCTGCTTCAGCCTGTCGGACTCGGCCTTGCGTGCCTCTGCCCGTGCTTCGATGTCGCGGACGAGCGAAAGAACATCGTCAATCGCTGCTGGCAGGCTTTCGGCCTGCTTGGCGAGGATGTCGAAGTGACCGTCCATGTCGGCGGTCAGTTCGCCGTCGGCCTCGGTCAGCATCGCCTCCAGTTCGCGGGCGGCTCCGCTCGCTTCGTACAGTCGTGTGATTGCGCTCATGGTGTCTCCTTTGGGTGTGGGTGAAATAGCCGGGGAGGGACTTGCGCCACCTCCCCAGCCTTTCCGGGGGTTCAGAACGGAATGTGATCTTCCGCGACCGCGACTGGCGCGGCGTGCTGCTCGGCGGATTCTAGCACGATGCGGATGCCGTAGAGCGTCCAACCGTACTGACCTTCCTGCACGAAGCCGGACACAGCCTGACCGCCTAGCGCATCCTGTGCCGCCTGCATCACCTTGTCATCGAAGCACGATGCCCATTGCTCCGACCCGCCAACTTCCAGCAAGATGGGGTAGCGCATGCTGCCCTTCGCCGTGGGCTTGCCCTGTCCGACGCGCTTGACGGTCAGACCATCATGCCACACACAATCCTTGGCGGGCCGGGAAGCCAGCACCTCACCAAACGCGCTAGGAGCCGCTGTGGCGGGTTCCTTGGCCTTGGTTGGGGTCGGGGTGGCCTTGGGAGCCGGGGCGGCTTGTGGGGCATCCTGCTGCGCCGAACGCGAGGCCGGACGCGCCGGGGCCGGGGCTGCCTTGCGCGGCTCGTAGGTTCGGTCATCGCGGCGATCCATCTCGGATTCATCCTCGCGGGGAACGAGGAGCAAATCACGCAACCAGTAGTTCAATGAGGATGTCAAGCACCCCGCAAGACTTTTGTCTATGGGGCGGCCCTTCTCCGGTACGCAAACCCATGCAATCTCGTCGGTAATCGACTCTCCGGTAGAGCCGTGGGTTACAACGAATGTGCTGTACACGATTCCGCCTTCCGGGCTGCCGTCGAACTTCCATCCCGCCCTACGGGCAGTCAAGCCTGCGCCGTGCAGGGCTTCTCGGCACGCGCCGATCATCGCTTCCGCGCTCACATACGAGTAGTGGTGAAATGAGTTCTTCGCATCCTTGCCGACGCTGGGCAGGGCTTTCTGTGCCGCCAGCAACGCGCTAGCGAGTGTCTGGGTGTCCTTCATGGGTGTCTCGTTTCTCCTGCGAAGCAGGGCAGGCCACCCCCGGAGGGGTGGCGAGCCTTGCGCCGTTCAGAGCCATCCGATGATGTTGCAATGCAAGTTCACGGTGTAATCGCGGCCCTCTTCCACGCGCTGGTTGCGATAAACTCGCGCTGCGCCCTCACAGTCTGTTCGGAACACCACTTCCTCATTTCCGTAAGAGTCGCAGGCAATCACCCACCACGCTGCACGGTTGCAAATCGTGGTGCATCGAATCTCGGTCTTGTAGCCACCTTGAATCACGGTTGCGGTCTTCATTGTTGTGTCCTTTCGGTTGGGGTGTCTCGTCAGCCGCCCCGGCTGACTGGTGAACTCTACCCACTATCGTCTAGAGCGCAAGAACCCTTCAGCCATATTTCCGCATTTCGTGCAAATGAATACAGGCTTGCATATTCAATAGTGCCTAGACTGTTTTACATTCTGTCTAGATTCTTTGTTCTATGGACTTGCAATTTGCCGAAGTGTGGTCATACTTACACCGTGGTCGGGGCGACCACACCGAACGGCCCGGTAGGCCGAGGAGACAACAAATGCGCGAAATGTTCTACGAGGTCACGGGTTCATACGGGTTCGGCGCACGGGTCAATGAGCGGTTCCGCACGATTGAGGAGGCCCGCGCCCTGCTCTGCAAGATGAGCAGCGGCACGATCTGGTACTTGAGCGTGATGGGTCGCATGCGGTTTGAGAATCGCAATCAAGCAATCCGCGCTGCTTTCAAGGGAGGCCGCTAATGGCAAACACGATCAAGGCCACGGTGGAAGAGATCATCAACCATCACACCCGGCTCAACGGGCCAACGGAGGATCAGCGTATGCGCCAATGCGCGGAGGCGATCCAGAACCGCGCCGGGGTCGGCCCCGCGCAACTGGAGGCCGTGCATGTGTACCTCGCAGCCTGTCGCATCCTTGAGCAGCGGCGAGCCGAGTTTGACCGCGCAGGCGACGGCATGCCCGAACTACAGGCCGAGGCCGCGCTAGACCGCGCACACAGCGCGTGGATCGAAGCCGAGTCGCATCTGCTGCGCCTGTGCGCCAATGTGGAAGTGGAGGTCGCTCATGCGGTGTGACCGCAAGCCAAGCGTGCCGGGGACGGGCGACCGCAAGCCGCTGTGCGGCTTCACCCCGATCCGCTCGCATCTAGAAGCCGCCAAGGCTCTTGGCATGACATCGCATCAACTCCGGCACGCCGAGCAGAAGTTGCTGCTCAAGTTGCGCGAGGCGTTGACGGTCTACGGCTACGACCGACAGGAGAACCGATGAGCAACTACCCGGCTGGATACAACCACGATGAGTGGTGGGACGATGAAACGCCAGAGGAGCGGCGTGCCCGACGCAAGCGCGAGGCTGCGGAGGCCGCAGCGGATGATGCCGACTTCGGCCCTATGGATAACGAGGACTGGAGGCGCGACGAACCATGACCTACCGCGACACCAGTCGAGCCGCCTACGCGACGGCGCAGATCGGCGAGAACGAGGAGCGCGTTCTGTCGTTCGTGAAATCCTCGGGCAGCCACGGGGCCACCTGTGATGAGGCAATCCGCACGCTCGGAATGCAGCACCAGTCCGCGTCCCCTGCGTTCACCACGCTTGAGCGCAAGGGCTGGCTCCGGCGCACGGATCGTCGCAGGACGACGGGAACTGGCAGCGCGGCAGCGGTCTACCTGTTCACGGAACCCGGGACTCTGTTTTCAAGTCCACGGACAGGGCGAGCCGATGGATTACGAGCCGCGATTCGTGCAGCGATTGCTGCGCGAGCATCGGGCGATTGGACAGCGTTCGATGATGCGGTAGGCGCGTTGCCTGCCGCCGAGCGCAAGAGACTGAACTAGGAGACACCCCATGAGACTGCACCTGACCGAAGATGAAGCGAAGTTTTTGGAGACACGCCTGCGCTTGACGGTGATGAACGAGCGCGGCCAAGACAGCCTGCACGCCGAGCGCATCCTTGACGCGCTCACCGACTCGCGCCGACTGCGAAGCGCGACCGATCACATCACGGAGATGTTCGCCGACCTTTATCCGGCAGGAGGCCGCGAATGAAGCGCAGCGACTCCCTGTCCGTTGCCGCGTTCCTCGCGGGCAGTTGGGCTAACGCGCTACTCTTGGAGTTCATCCCATGACACCGATCCAAACCGCCGCAGACATCCTCTCCACGATCCCGCAAGTCGCAGCCTGCTGCGGATCGTCGGCTACCCAGCCCGTCAACTGCTCGGCTCTGGTTGCGCTACGAGAGGCCGTAGCCAATGCAGCCGACGAGGAGGAGAATCAGGCTCGCCTGCTCGCTCGCATCCGGCCAGTCCTTCGCATGCATGTGGTGCGAATGCAGGCGCAGGCGGATTCCGATGCCGTTGCCAACGGCGGCACGCCCAACGCCACTAGCGAGGAATGGCTACGCCAAGGCCGTGAACTGCTGCTTGCCGTCGAGGCCCGACTAGGAGTCACCAATGATTGAACTCATGCAAATCCTCATAGGCTGCTCCATCGTGATGGTGTGCGCCTGTACCTACATCGTTCTCACGCACAAGCGCACGCCGGAGATGCGCGTAGTGCTTCCCGGTGATCCGATGAACCGACCGGACATGGCTTCGCCGATCCCGTGGCACACGCAACGCCTGCCACGCGATGCCACGCACATCGCATGGATCATGCACGGGAACGGTCACATCGGGCGCGTCCACACGCTCTACATGCAGTCGCTAGAGAACCTCGCGCATGAGGTGATCCGCGCAAAGAGTCCGTGGGGGCCGATCATCACGCACTCCATCGAACTGGAATGCGACATCCGCGACCGGGGCTGCGTGCCCGATGGCGAGATCATGTACGCCGTGGCTCGCATCGACGGCGACGGAAACGAATACTGGCTGGGCAAGCGCGGCGACTGGGTGAACCGATGGGCCGAAGATGCGTCGATCTACGATGTCTTCGGCGCGGACTCGCACCGCTAGCCGCTACAATCTCATCGCTGCGCGGTCGCCCCCATCACTACACCGCGCATGCGGGTGTCTCGCCCCTGCCGTACTTCCGTGCGGTAGGGGCTTTTCTTTGTACGCTGCTCGCATGGCAAGGAAGCCACCACCACGCCCACCATCCATCACAGACATGCTGCGCGATGTAGCGGACACGCTGCGCGACATGAACGCGCACGGACTTGCCGGGGATGTCGAGGCCGCGAGCGAATCGCTCCGCACCATGCTCGACCTGACCAAGTTTGGCGATTGCCTGTTCGGGGATGAGATACGCAACATCCTGAACATCCGGCACGCGCTCCGGCCACGCAGAGGCACGGCAATCGATCCAATGCACGGGCAGCGCAAAGACCGCCGCGCACGCCGTCCGATGCGTTAGATCGTCACCAGCGTGTCGGCAAGCGTGTTGGTTCCGGCTAGCGGCAGATAGATGCCCTGACGCTCTGCACCGACCCAGCGTGCAAAGCCCTTCACAAACTTACCCGTCGTGCTTGGATCGCTGACAGCCGCAATGGTTCCCGAGTCGCCAGCCGCCCAGTCCGTCGCGCCACAGGTGATGAGGACGGAGGGGCCAGCCGCGTACAGCCGGGTCATCGGAGCAAGCACCAGTTCGTCGATCATCAGCGTGCCAGAGGACGCGATAGCCGCCGTGCTGTAGATGTCGAGGTATAGCGTGGTTGGCAGCGCAGACTTGGCGATGCTGAAGGTCACACTCTGCAGGGCGTAGGTCGTGGTCAGGCTGGCGAGGTTTAGGGTGATCGCAGTTCCAACCACCGTGCCCGACGCATCGCGCAGCGCAACGCCGACGGTTCCCGTCGTGGATGCAGCCACGCGAGCGTAGAAAGTGAGCGCATAATCGGTTTCAGCCTGCACGCTCGTAGGTGCGCCGGAGCCGGACGCGATCTGCTGACGAATGCGCGTGAGAGTTGAGCCGTTGCCGACGAACTGGAGCGCGTAAGTTCCACGGAACGGCGTGCTGCCCTGCGTCACCTGCGTACCCGCCGTGCCCGTCACAATCGTCCATCCACGCGGCGTGTTGCTTGACCAACTCTCAAAGTCGCCATTGGCAAGGATGCTCACGCCGGGTGCGCCCACGCTCGCGGTGATCGCTGCGCTCGTCGCCTGCACCGTGGTGTTCAAGCCAGAGCCACCCGGCCACGCAATGTTGTTCATGGCGTAGGACGAGAAGCCAGAGAACGCAAAGGTTGCCTCGCCGAAGTTGCCGATGTCGCCACCCACCGTGCAGTTCATGCGGATGGTTTCGTCGTACATCTCTTGCAGGAACAGGCTAGACGAGGCCGGACGGTAGGCGCGAACCAGAACCGTGCCCGTGCCCTGATTGCCGCTCGTCGCTGTGTAGGTGACGCTGCTCGTACCCACCGCCTCAAACTTGTAGGACTCCGAAATCATCTGGTCGCGCAACTTGCGGAGAGCCGTTGCCAGCGTTCCGTCGTATGCGCTGTACATGTTTCGCATGTCGTTGATGATCGTTTCCGTGATGCTCTGCTGAATCGCGGAATACACAGACACCCCGAGCGTGGATGAAAGCCCGGTCGAAAGATTCTGGAGCGGCGCAAGATTGGCGGTGTCCTGTCGAAACGATGTTCCCTCGTAGAACGAAAGCACGGTTCCGATGTTGGTGGTGTAAAGCGGCGATGTGACGGTCTTCACATTGTTCGCGTAGCCGAACAGCGATCCAAGACGCGCACCGAAGGCAGGTAGCAGGCTCATGCGGGCAGTTTAGCCTTCGGCCGACCACTTTCCGATAGGACATGCCTCGGCTGGCAACCGCACCTTCAGCCCGGTGAAGCAGCCGCATTGCCTGCACCGCGAGCCGTCCCATTGGTCGCAGCCCTTGCAGATGGCTAGTCGCCGCTCGGACATTGGGCTGTCGGCGGTCACGGAGGCAACTACCGCCTTCGCTGCGCCTGCGATGTAGTGCATGGGGCCGTGCGCCGGGGGCTGCTGCGCTGCCGCTTGTGCGCCCTTGTCGCGCTCCCAGTAGGTCGGATCTTCCGTCTGCTGCCGGAGATGGTCAGCACGCACGCGATCCATAGCCTCGCGCATGTCGCGCATGAGGATGAAGGATGGTCGAGGAGGTGGGGTCAGCATGTGGTGACTTGAGCGCAGGCTGTCGGGATTCGCTGGCAGCAGCAGTCGTAGCAATAGCCGAAGCCCGGAGTGTAGTAGGGCGTGTCTGTAGTGCTTCGACTAGTGCTAGTCGGGAACGGGCCGCTCGTAGTCCCTTGATTGTCGTAGTAGTAGTCATCCGGCCCGGATACCGTGCGTGTCACGCTGATCGGATTGCAGCACTCTTGCGTGTCTCGATACTCCTGAACCGTCACTTCAGATGTCGCATCTACATCGCCAAATTGATACGAGTTGAATCCAAACGGATAGCCCGTCGGATTGTCGGTCGGTATTGCTGGGAGCAACCCTGCATCAATTGCGGCTTGCGTCAAGTAGTACGAAGTCGAATAGAAAGTTGTGGTGCTTGACTTGTAGTACAGCCCTGCCGCTTGTGCATTGGCATTTGCTTCTTCAACAATAGTACGAGTCCAGATGCGAGTGACCGTGATTCCCAAGTTTGACTTGCGCCAAGTCGCATCGTCGCAGTTGCACTTCTGCGTAGGCGGCACGCACGGATTGCCAGAGCATTGGACATTGGGTCGGAACACGCCCCCCTGCTGCGAGCAGTAGTGAGCGCACGCCACATCGCGGCACGATCCATCAGGGAAGCAGCAACTCCCGCTCGGGCCTTGACACGGATTCGATTCGCAGCAGCAGCCAGCGAGCCTGTGGCTCACTCAAACACCCCAGAGCCGACCACCGACAGAACGCCACTCGTGACCGCCCATCCTCGCAGTTCGTGACCATCTGGCACGAGGATGTCATTGAGCGTGAGGAAGTTGTACCCGGTGATGTCGTAGCGATACACGATGTAGTCACCAATCTGCGCGAAGGCTCGGCCCGCCGTCACGGCAAGGTAGAAGTGTGCCGTGCTGTTGAGGCTGTTGCTGACCGTGATGCTCTTGAAGTAATACGAGCCGCCCGATGCGATAAGCAGCGGGGACTCCGTATCGGTCATCATCTTGCGTAGCAGGAATGGCGTGCTCATTGCTGAATCATACTAGCGATGCTTGCGCTGCTATTGTCCGCGATGCCGCTCGCTCCGGACTTCTGCCACGCGGGGTTGGGAGCCGTGAACGGAACGGATGTCGGGCAAGTCACATCCACCCCGTTGGGAGCCATCAGGTAGTACATCGTGAAGCCGCTTGGGTGCGCGTACTCGTAGCACGGTGCAACACCCTTCGGAGCCGTTCGCACGATCAGCGTTTGCGTCGAGGTTGCGTTGTAGCGCAGCAAGCCGCCGTCGAAGTTGGTGGTTGGCGCACTCGTGAGGCTTCCTGTCATCTCGGCCAAGTTCAACGCCACGCCACGCGCACCCAACGCACCGTCGCCGTACTCGTTGCCGGGGCTGAATGTGCCATTGGTCAGGCTGTTTGGAAACACCTCGTTGAAGCGATACAGCCACACATACGCCTGCCCGTTGGCATTTTCCTTCAACACCTGCGACTGCTGGAATTGCGCGAGGAAGGTTCGCACGATCCCGCACCGCTTCGGGATGTGGACGAGGTTGACAAAGCCGTTGGCCCGGTACTGTGAGCCGAGGCCGTAGGACTTCACTCGGGCATCCGGCATGAGATGAGGCAGCAGCAGCGCATCGGCATTGCTCCCGAATATGCGATACATCAGCGGCACGCCACCACGCCCAAAGTGAATCTGGTCGTACTGGAAGCCGCTAGAGCAAGTGCGGTTCATCGGAGAGTTGCCGGGGTACGCAGGGATGCGGTTCAGCGTCACCTCGCCGTCGATGATGTACTGCGCTCGGGTGTAGCGATTCACCACCACAGCCAAGCGAGCCTCTAGGCTCGTCGCCCAGTCTTTCTTCCACCACGGGCATTGCTTACTCGTCGCGGCAGCATTCCACGGCGTGGATGGCATCGGGCTGCTAGCAGCCGTAGCCGCAGGCATGAACCACCCTGCATTCGCATCCGTCGTGTCGCTTTGGTATCCGATGAAGGCCGGGATGTGGTCGCCAATGAAAGCCACTCGGCCCGTCGTGCCGTTCTTGTTCAGTTGGAAGTAGAGCGGCGGGCGCGGCGATCCCGCCATAGCCAGATGCGGCGCGGTCGCTTCGCTTCCCGGTACGCGCACGCCATCGGGCGACTGCGACGCTCGGTTGTCAACATACACCTCGCTCTTGCCGCTAGTCACCTTGCCCCAGCATGACACATGGCGCGTCTGATGCACCGTGCCATAGAGAAGGTCGGGCACTTCATTCGTGATCTGATTGAACCCGCCGCCCGTCCTGAAGGGCGAGTTCGCGCTGTGCCACATGTTGATGTTGGTCAGGTCAGTCGGCCCCGGCGTGTAGTTCTGAAGCCAAGTATTTCCGTAGTCCAACTTGACAAGCGACAAGCGCATCAAGAACCGATCCCAGATCCAAATGCAGCCGATGCGCGCTGCGATCTCGTCCAACGCTTCGCCGATGTTGCGGCCTCGGAGGTCGAGGTTGAGCATGTCGCCGCGCTGTTCTTGAATCCCTGCCACGGACTTGTAGTCGTAGGTGATTGGATAGCGATCCCATGACGCGCGGCCCACATTGTTCGCTGCCACGCCCGTGTAGTAGTCGAGGATCTCAACCGCTGACCACGGCTTGTCGTCGTACCAGAACTGCGGCGATGGGATTCCGGCAAGGCTTGCAGTAGGGATGTCGCCCGTGCTGCTGGCAGGAATTGCACTAGCCGGATTGTCGCTCGGCGCATAGGCGGTGCTGCTCTTGCAAGTGGCAGCGACGAGGTGCAGCGGGTTCTCCGCAAGCATGTTCCATTGGTCGGCAGCGAAGCCGGACAGGGCCGTGGTTCCATCATTGCCACGCGACGGCATCGCAACGCCCTGCGCCTGCAAGGACAGTCGAGGATCGGCAAACTTGACCACCCATAGACCGCTTGTCTGCGATGCGTTGGGCAGCGTGCCGATTAGGCCGGAGCCAGTCACGCTCACCATCAACTCCTGCGCCGACAGTTGAATCATCCCGCGCCAGCGCAATGCTCGTCCCAGATTCATCAAGGCAAGCGTGCTATAGGTTGGCGCGGTCAACCCCTGTGGCGCGAAACTCTCGCGCGTGCCGCCGCGCGTGTCCGGCTCCACATCCGGCAAGGTGTCTGGAATCTCGCCACCACCCACACCCGGCCCCGTGATCGGCCCGCCCGTGTCGCCGCCTCCGGGCTTGTCCGTGTTGCCCGCAAACGGTTCCCAGACAATGATCGAAAAGCGATTTGATCCGTCAACACCGTTCAGCCATTGCGCTCCCGGCAATGGATTCGTGCCGCCCGTTGGCGTGCTTGCTGCATTGACCGCCACAAGCAGCGACACCTCTGCGTAGCGGCTCGCACCGATCAGGGGCGTGGTGATGCAGTTGACGCTGTTCGGATCAATCCCAGCCCTGTCCAGCATCGCGTCGATTGTCTCGCTGCGATTGATGACATAGCCCGCAAGCGATTCGTTCAACGGGTTTTTGACATCCGGGCTATAGGTGATCGAACCGATGACGGTGGTCATTAGATGAAGTCCATCTGCTTCGATGTGCCGCTCGTATCAACCTGCTGGGTGTTGATTTGATTGTCCTTGCTGTACGGGTCGCGTGCCTGCCCGATGCTTGTGGGAGCGTACACCAGTCGCGGAGGCCCGCCGAGTTCGTCCCCGCCCGTCCTGCGGACGGTGTTGGGGCTGTTGGCTGCCTGCGCTTGAATTGTGCGCGTAGCCACAATGGCGTAGGTCGGCTTGCCCGTAGCGTCGATGGGCGCATTGTTGACCGCGATGGTCTGCGCCTTCACGATGAACGCATCATTGATCTCTGGCCACGGGATCGGCTGCGAAGAACTCGTCGTCACCATCCGCACGGTCTGCGTGATCATCACCACGGGCGTGCGGACTTGGATCGGATACTGGAACGCGCCTCCGGTCGATTCCAGATACGCCATGCCCGTATCGGCAATCTCGTAGGTCTGCGATGACTCAAAGTGCTTGACCCCGTTGGCCGTCTGCGGAATGCCAGCGTCAGGCTCAACTGGCGTGGTCTTGGGATCTTCGGGGTTACCTACTGGGGCATCCTTGCTCTCATCCGTGACCGTGATGGTCGTGCCCGTGGTGGCATCCTCGGGGTTCGGGATGACATCCTGCACCAATGTAGGAGCGTTGCAGGCATCCCACTCTAGGAAGGTGTTGCTCTCCAAATACACGCCACGCTGCGGGTAGGCGTTTACATACTTCGTCGAGCCGCCCGTATGCGGTGCGCTGAAGATTTGCTTCATCACAGCAGGGTCAACCTTGTCGGAACCCTGTCCCTTCGCCGTAACCTCTAGTTCAATCTTGTTGCGCGAGTAGATATTCGGCTCTCGCACCGTGATCGACTGGACGAAGTCGTTTGTGAAGTCGATGCGTGACTGTGCGGCCTCGTATGCAATCGCCAGCAACTGCTGCGGTGGCGTATTTGGCTCGCCCTCAAAGGTGGCCTTGAAGGTCTTTGTTCCTAGCGGATTGTCGATGCTGCGCTGGTAGTCGAACGAGGCATCGCCCATCATCACCGGGTACTTCAGATCGCGCAGCACCAAGTGATCGTCAATGGCAAAGGTGAGATGATGCAGGCTTGCGTCTAGCGTGAACTCCTGCTTGATGCGACGGAAACCCGGCGCTGGCGTTCCCGCAACCAGTCGGCGGTATAGGTCAGGGCTGTTGCCCGTCGATGTTGCCTGCGCTGGCCCCGTGATGATTGAGTTCGGCGTATTGAGCGGAGCGGTCGATGTGCCGGGTTTGCGCGAAACGGACAGCGTGCCCGAACGGCTCATCGTGATGAACCCGGCCTCGTCAATCGACTGGGTCACGATCATCTCAAACCGCTGCACTCGTGTGTCACCGCAGTTGAAGAAGGTGTACGAGAACCCAACGATGATGGCGTTGCTATTGTTTCCGCCGATGATCTCGCTGACCGTCACGCTCGGGAGCGGGCCGTTGCGCGTGTCAGCCGTTGCGGTTCCAGAGTCCGATGACGATGCAAGTGCGACGGTACTTCCATCATCAAACTTCAGCGACAGCGTTCCGCGGGGACGGTTCAAGCCTTGTCTAATGTTGGCGATGGTTCCTGTGAACGGATCGCTTGTGCTTTGAATGAGGCCAGTGCCTTCAATCGTGTGCTTGCGTCCGGTGCGATTGAACGCATCGCCCTCGTACAGATTCTCGGTCGAGAATCGAGTCAACTTGACATTGTTGACCGTGTAGGTCGTACCTCCAACCACATAGGTCAAAATCATGGAGTCACCTTCGGCTTGGTTGGGTTGTATCCCGGCATCGTCGGGCCAGCCGGGACGAGCGCAGGAGTCAAAGTACCGCCGCTAGACAGAGCATTCAGCGTGTTGATTGCCCACTGGTTGGGGTTCTGCGACTGCTGCTGCTGATTGAGCGAGTTCAGAATCTGCCCAAGCGCACCAACAATCGTGATCATGTTGAAGCCGATGTTGGACAGTCCCTGCGAGAACCCCGTGAGTGGGCCTGACAGATTCGTGAATGACTGCGCCAACCCGGCCACGAACACAGAGAACAGATTGGCCGTGAATGCGATGGTCTGGAAAATGGTGATGATGAACTTCAATACTTGCGGGATGTACTTTGCCAACTCGTTTAGTCGTACCACCAAGCCGTTGAGGATTGGGATGATGATGGCGGTGAACAAGCCCTTGAACAGAACCAAGAACGGCTGAATCGCATCCTTGAGCGCACGCATGATCTCCGACACCCTTGCATACAACGGGCCAAGAACGCGCGCCTCTGCCATGTCCCTGCGGATGTCGGCAATCTGATTCAACGCCTCCTGCTGCGCCATGCCTGCATCCACGCGAGCCAGTTCGGAGATTCGGCCTTGAATGGCAGATACTCCGGCCTTGATAGCAAGAGCCGCCGCAGCAACAACGCCCATTCCAATCGCAACTCCAGCCAACGCCGCGCCGCCTGCGCCTGCGCCCGCAGCCATGCCGAGTCCAGAACTAGCGATTTCGCCAACGCCTTCACCACGCGTGCCCATGCGGATGACATCGAGCGCGGACGACATCTTCGACATGGCCTGCGTGATTGCTGACACGGTGTTCTGACCGCCACCGCCTGCCGCACCGCCACCGACAGCCCCGCCAGTCAGGCCGCTAGTGACCATCCGAAGGTCAATATGTCCCAGAGATTCGTCAGCCATCGGCCATGATCCTCACGAATGAACGCATCGTCGCGGACGCACTTACAAGCCCGGTCATGTCATCGTGCGTGCCCGCATCCAGTTTCATCCACACCTGACCGCTGCTACCCGTGTTCGGTACATATCCGATCAAGGCTTCGGCGGCAGCGTTGGCAGTCAGGAACGCGCTCTTATTGTCCACAAGGCTCTCCGTCATGCGCTTGGCAAAGTCGTACTCGACCTTGACCACGGCATGCACTCGGTAGTCGATGAGCGACACATTCAAGCCCGACATGTCTCCAGCAGCCGACAGGCTAATGGGTTCGATCTGAATGTTCGGAACCGCCGAATCCTGTAGACGCAACTTGTCAACCACGAACACGCGATTGGATGCGTAGGACAGTTGCGTTGCAATCCGTCCCGCGATAGCGGAGAAGAACGCACCGAGCGTCGTGCTGGCGGTAATGCTGCTCACGGGATGACGCTGTTTGTGATCGTGCCAGTCGAATCGGTTGGCAGTTCAATCCCGTTTGCGAACGGGGCGAAGAACCGCTCGGTGTAGGTCAGCACATTCGACTGGTAGTTGTTGGAGATCGCCACAGTTGCGTAGTCGCCGATGCGCCAGTCAACATCTCCTCCGATGATCTGAACGAACTGACCATTCGTTCCCGCCTGCGGAGGCACAAAGATGAAGGCGCAATCGACCGCAACAACACAGCCCGCATTCAAGGCCATTGAAACAGAGCAATCCACATCGGCAATCGGAGCCGAATAGTCGAACTGATACGATGCGGTGAACAACTGCCAAGATGTTGTGATCGACACCGCCGGAGCAACTGCATACGCAAACTCCAACCCGGTACTCGCATTTTGCAATGCCAAATACACAGGCTGCGAAACTGTTCCGCTAATCTTCTTGACCCAGAATCCAAACACGATTCGCTTGCCGGGGCCAATCACACTAGCAGTCGTTGTTTGACTGATGCCTGTTGCACTCGTCGGAGTGATCTGCAACGCGCTTCCGTTGCGAAATACTCCCGATGACAGTTGTGCAATGTTTGCCGCTCCCAGATACGCAGTCCATCCATTCGGCACGCCGCCACTCCATGAATCAAATCCGCCGTTGGTCAGCGTGTTCTTTGAGTCATTGTAATCGCTGCTCGCAAGCGTGAAGTTCGCGCCGCTGCCACCCGGCCAAAGGTTGGAGGTGACATCCGGCACGCGCAGACCGCCCGTGATCTGGAACACCTCGCGGCCAGCCGTCGCCCCAGTCGTGGTATCGCTGATGCATTGGAAAGTGATTGTCTCGCTCGGAGACATCTGCGACGGCGTGCCGTGGAGAATGATCTTGCCCGTGCCGACATTTGCAGCCGCGTAGGAAACGCTGCCCTGCGTCACCACATTCTGATAGAGCGTGGTGCTGGCCGCTCGCATCTGGCGGTTCAGTTCCTTGAACGCCGGAATCGCGCTCTTGGGGATGTTGCCATTGTCCGCAGTCACCATCTCTGTCACGGTCTTGGTCGCGCCGCCGATGGAGTTCGTGATGCTGGTGTCTGCCGTCCGGGTCAAGTTCAGGAAGTAATCCAACACGCCGGAGATCATGTACCGGGTGCTGGAGTCGTACTGACCGTCAAGGCCCGAGCCTGAAAACGATCCCGTCCCCTTCACGCGGTCTTGCAGCGCGGAGCGGGCATCAATCTGCGCTTTGGCGATGCCCATTAGTTTTCCGATGCGGGCATACAGGGTTGAAAAACTAACGGTCATGGCTTCTCCTCAATTCATTGAATGATGCCGCAATCTGATCCCGAACGCTAGGAGTTTTGCCAAAGAGCGTGGGCATGAAGCCACTCATTGAATCTTTTCCTCCGAACGCTAGGCCCACACCCTGCACGATGGGTACGGTCTTCCAAGCATTCGCAAGGCCAAGATTCATCATCAGGCCCAACGCCACCTCTGGTGGCAACTGCCAAGGAGTCACACCGTAGACAGCGGCAAAGATCGCTACGGTGCGCCAGCGTTTCCCAGTTGCTTCAGGCTCATCATCACTCGCAGCGCGAGCGCGTGGGCTTCGGCATTGGTCATCGCTTCGACATCGCAGACAGGACGCACCGCAGCCTTGACGGCCTTGATGAGTTGATCGGATGTGGGATTGTCCGTCGCACCCGCAAGGGTGAGTTCGGACAGAACCAGCAGCGCGTCGATCTTGAACGCCTTGTCGCCGACTGGGTATTCCTGAATGAACTGGTTTTCGGTCATCAGGTGATTGTATACATCGTGCTGTCAGCAGCGTCTGCGTCCGGCAGGGCTTCTGCACGAATCACGATCCGGTTGGCCTTGTTACCGAAGTCGGTGTGATTCAGACCCAACAGGCGGCAACGGAACACCTCCACAGTCTTCTGTCCCGCCGCCGTGCTGTCGGGCAGCAGTTTGACGCTGAAGGTTGTGTCGCCCGTGATTCCGGGCTTCAGAACCGAACCAACCTTGGGGTATGCGTAGGTTCCGCTGGTCTGTCCGCCGTCAATGGCAGCAATCACAGTCTCAAAGTTGGTGCGATCAATTGACACCAGCGAGAAGGAAACGGTCGCCTTTGCGCCCGTGCGGATGACTTCCGCTGGCATCGTGCCAAACTCATTCGTGAAGATGTCCACATACTGGTATTCGCTCTCAATACGGAACAGATCGTCGTTATCACCGCGACCAACCGTAGCGTATGAGCCGCTTGCGGACTTCATCTGAATGGTGTGCGGGCCTGTGACTTCAAATGCTACTGGCATGGGGATTCCTCCTGTTTGATTCTAACGCGCACCCAGAGCGCGAGCGATAGCGCGAGCCAACTCGGCCTTCGCAGTCGATGGCATGGCGAAGATGGGGCGAGCCGGGACGGTTACGCCGCTCTTCGCGTACAGATACTCCTTGGCCTTCATGGCCTTGGGGTCGCGCCGGACAGCACCACGGGTGAACGGGATGAAGTTGCCGCCGCTCGTCTTGAAGCCGTGGTGCTGGAACACCGCATAGAGCGGGCCGCGCAGGAACAGCCGCACGCCGTTTGGGATCTCCTGAATCGTCCCGTTCAGGCTTTGGAGGAGGTTGCCCGTGTCGGCGAGCGGCGTTCCGCCCGCCCGGTAGTGGGGCAGATCGACCTGCTTACGGTTCTTGCCCCGGCCCTTCCAAACCTTGATGGTGGCCGTGTCAGCCCACAGGCGGGCGTAGCCGCCCACATCCGCGCCTCGCGTGCGAATGCGCTGCTTGGCCTGCTTGACCAACACGAGGGCGACATTGGCTCCCTTGCTGCCCAGCCGCCGGACTAGTTCACGCCCTAGATCCATCAGTACGCCTGCGTGCGCCGGGTCGGGTAGAACGAGTCATCCGAGGCCATTCGGAGGCTTCCCCGCGTAGAGGCCATTATGACCGCTACAGAGGCCGTCCCAGCCTGTCGGTTGGCATCCACGGCAAACACCCGCTTGCCGTCCCGGAGCGATCCTAGAGCCTCTTGCGCCCTATTAGCCTTGGCCTTGATCGACTCCGGCACATCGCCACCACGCCGCTCAAACAAGTAGCACAGAGCCAGATCCGCCACCAGCCCGCGTAGCAGCGCGTTGCCCTCGGTGGCTAGTGCCTCTAGTTCAATGACGGTGTAAGAGTTCGACCGGGTAGCCGCGCTCGCCACCTCCTCGCCGCCACGGAGCAGGGCTTCCGTGATGATCGTGGACGACGAAATCGTGCCGTCCGCGTTCGTGTCGGTCGCCAGTTCCTTGAGCAGTCGCTCGTCGGCATACAGGATGAAGTTTGGGTTGGAGAGCAGTTGTGCCATTGCCATAGGTCAGTCCTCCATGAAATAGGGCCGCCCCGGTGTTAGCGGAGCGGCCCTGAAGTTGCAGAGTCAGAGCCGATCAGGAGTTCGAGTCGGCGATGTACAGACCGGACAGAGCAGCCGTCAGCACGGTCGCGCTGTTGTCGGTCACGCTGCCACGCACGCGACGGTTCCACGGATCGTCCATCGTTTCCACGGTCATGTCCTCGTAGGCAAAGATGGTCGCCGTCGAGAACGACGGGCCTTCGTTGCCAACCAGACCGCCGGGACGGCTCACGAACACCATGCCGGGAGCCGATGCCGTGCCGTACAGGAAACTACGCGCATCGGTCGCACCCTTGCGACTGGTCACGCGAACGGTGTCATCGACCACCACGCCACCCAGACCAAAGAGGGTCTGCGGGAGGCCGTAAGCGGCGAAGGTCGCGTCACCCTTCAGGAAGTTCAGCGCGTGAGGAGTGTTCTTGATGTAGTCTCGAACACCATCGTTGGTCGCCATGATGCGAGCCGTGATGGGGTTCACGATCATCAGAATGTCCTGCGGGCCAACCGCGCCGACCGTGTTCTGCACAATGCGCTCAATCGCTGCACGAATGATCTGCTGCACGCCATCGGCGCTGGTGATGTTCACGCCAGTCACCAGATCGGTCGCGGCTGCGTAGTAGTTCTGACTGCCACCGCTGGTGTTGTAGTTGCTGCTCGTGGTCAACTGCGTAGCCATACGCAGCGAACGGTGAGTCATCATCTTCGCAGCCGCGATGCGGGCATGGCTCGCCACCACATCCCATTGAGCCTGACGAGCAGTCTCCTGCGGGATATGGAACGAGGTCTGGAAACGCTGCGTGGTGAACTGGTTGAACTCAAAGTCCGAGTTGATGCCAGTAGGACGATCCTCACCAAGAGGCCACAGCAGATCCTGCGTGTTGACCACGCGAGCAGTCTCCTGCTCGTCGATCCTCAAATAGTATCCGCTTTGCTGCTGCACGGGCACGATCTGCGCGTACTGCGTGATGGGGAAGCGGTTGACGCTGCGAGTGAACTCGATCTGAATCTGCCCGGTAGCGGCAGAGAAAGTGGGGACGAAAGTATTCAGTCCACCACCAATTCCTTCAAGAGCCATGTTTCATTTCTCCTTTTGTTTGTTGGGCCGTTGGATTAGGCGTAGCGAGCGAAGCCAGCAATGCGCTGGACACGGATGATGGTTCCAGAGGCCGCGCTCTGAAGTGCCACATAACCCTGATAGTTCAGACCCGTGGTGGTGGTTGCCGTGATGGCCTTGCCATCGCTGTCCGACTCCACCATCGCACCGCGAGTGATGTTTCCACCAGCCTCAACCAGCACGACATCGCCACCCTGAAGGGTGATGGGGTCGCCAGTCTCCGCGTGATTTGCGCTGTTGAACGCCTTGGTGCTGCCGTCGGTCACGCCGAGAACCGGAGTGGTGATGGCAGCGGACTGAAGGCCCGTATCGTCAGCCGAGGTCGAAGGCCGAACGAAGCGATAGGGCGCAATCGTGCCGCCCGCGATAAGTGCCGGAGTATCAGAGAAAGATCCCATTGTCTTTTGTCCTTTCGATTAGGCCTTCTGGCCCGTGTACTTTGCGAACAGTTGCTTGAACTTGGCGAGGTCACCAGCGGCCTCATGCACCGCACGAGCGGTCGCCACCTTGGGGTCGAGGGTTTCGCCACTTTCATCGGTCACGGTGTGCTGCGCCACGGTCGGAACATTCAGCGGCAGGCGGGCCATCGTGGCCTTCCAGAACGCGATCTTCGCGCCGGGGTTAGCAGCGTCCGACAGTTCCTCCACCATGCTGTTTCGGAACTTGCCACAGCGGTAGCCGTCGCGGATCATGGAATCGACTTCCTTGCCGAAACGCTCCAACTTCAACTGCTTCTCAAGTTCCTGCACGCGTGCGAACAGAGCCTTCGTGGACTTGTCACCCTTGCTCATCTTGGCCTTTCCGCCGTAGGCGGCTTCCATCTCCTCGTCCTCTTCCTCTTCCTCGCCCTGATGCGAGCCGATGTCAACATGCACGCCGTCGGCGAAGTTCTCCTCGTCCTCATCGCCGTCCATCGGGCCAGCGAACTCCATGCCCTCGGCGGCCATCGCCTCGGCATCGGCCTCCTCGGCCATCTTGTCCTCGTCCTCGTCAACCGCGCACTCCATAGCGGCAGCAGCCTCAAGAGCCTTCTTGGCCTCCTCGTCGGCTTCCATCTTCTTCTTCATGTGCTTTGGCATGTTCTTCCTTTTGGTTCCTGCGGACGGGACGAAGGTGTTGAGTCCTCCGCCGACGCCAATTTCATCAAACTTTTCCTTGGAGTCAATAGAAACGCGCACCACTCCAAGCGGACGCTCGAAGACCACCTTCGAGCCGTGCTTCGTGAACCGAGTGTCAGGCAGCGGCCTGCGCGGCGTATCGCGCCCGAGCAGAGCCACCTCCGACAGATGATTGTCCTTCCAAATCTCCGCGCTGCGGCGCGGGAATGCGTTGGTCGCCAGCAGCGAATCGAACGCCTCCTTGGGCATCTCCACATCGCCGACCACATAGGCAACGCCGTTGCGCTCCTCGTAGCGGACGCTAGTGATGTCGCCGACCGCCTCGGGCCGCGTGGGCTTGCCGTCCTTCTCGTGTTCGATGACGAGTTTCGGACGCGAGCCGCGCTGGATGAACTTCCCGGTGCGTGAAACGATGTCGCGCACCTTGCGATTGTCGTACCCCTGCATGGCCTCGTCATCGTCCGAGTCGATGGACGGATCGAAGCCCATGAACAACTCAAGGTTCTTGATGCGAACCTTTCCTTCTTCGGTCTTTTCGACGGTGTGGGATGCTGGCATGGTTACATATCGCGCGAGATGCTCTTTGCCCAATTCACGATTTCGCTAGTCGAAGCGCGTGACACCCATTCCCAATGGTCTGCGGTGTCGAACTCCGGCTGCATGATGATCTTTGCATACTTGCCGAGTTCAGGGGAGCGACGCACGCGATCCTTGGCATCGTCGTATCCACGCGCCCAGAACCGCTCCTTGCGGCCCTTGCCGAAGTAGAAGCGATCCTCGACCTTGAAGGTCGCCTTCGCGCCGGGGCGGGAGAACTTGATTGTTTCTGCGTATCGCTTCAATTGCTCCACGGGGCCATCCTTGACATTGATTGGGGATTTACCCGGTTGATGTCGATACAGCGTTCCTCCTCCCCTTTTTGCATCTACCACAATCGTGAACTTTGTTCCGTTGATGGTTGCTTCCCATCCCTCTGACAAATCTCCCCAGCCTTGCGATTGCGTACGCGACCAATTAGCCATTCTTCACCTCCACATTCCAGTAGCGTCCGATGGACTGCACCGGAGCCGTTGCGCTGTAGCCGTTGCTCGCCACGCGGCGAGCGAAGTTCCCAGCCACATCGCCGTCCTCAAACGAAATGACCAGCGCACCGCCGCCAGTCTCGACCGCACGCCATCCGCCCTCGGGCATCTGCTTCTCGGAGAGCAGTTTGCCAAGCATGGGCGAGGACGAAGCCGCCGCAAACCCCTTGCGGTCAACGCTCGACGCATCGAACCGCTCGGGCTGGCCGGGGCGGGAGAAATCCATGCCCTTCACAGCCACCTTGGCGCGAACACCTTTTCCGTTCTGCTTCGCCCACGCATTGACTTTTTCAATCATGGTTTCCAGAAAGTCAGATCGGCTCACGCCGGGGATATTGGCGATTGCGTATCGCTTGAACTCGTCAGTAGACACCGTTGAAGATCGGCCCGCGTCTGAAAGTTCAACTCGCATGAGGCCAAACCGCTCGGGCTGGCCGTGCTTGCCAAAGTAGAACCGATCTTCTGTCTTGTTGGTCATCGTTTGAATCCGGGGTCGGGGTAGTCGCCTCTGTCGATGATGCGTTGCCGGGTTGCGTTATACCGTGCAAGCGCAGCACGATCTAGAGTTTCGTCCTTGCGTATGAAGCCCATGCTCTTGGCCTCGTCGAAGGTCACAGGCTCTAGCGAGCCTCGGCAGTTGAAGCCGTTCGGTGGCACAAGCCCCTGCGAGCGCATGTCAGCCGCCGTAGCGATGTATCCATCCATCTGCCAATGCGATCCGGGGTTCTTGCTCTTGCCTTTGGGACGGTACACGCCGTTGGGTGCGCCGCGCGTCCGGCTGTCGTGAATCTCGACTAGACGCACCAGCGGAGCCCATCGCGCAACGGCTGGGCTGTCCATCGTTTCGGCGGTCGCTTCGTTGTAGGCCGTGGCCGTGTTCGTGCGGTAGACAGTCTCCAACCGCGCAGAGGTCATGCCGATGATGCCCTCGACTTGCGCCCGCCGGATGAACGCAGACAGGCTCCCAGTCTTGAGTCCCTTCGGGATGGACTGGTTCACCATGCTCTGCGCGATCAAGTCACGGATGCGGCGAGCCTGCGCGTCTGTCGCGCCCTTGACTCGGAACGATCCGGAGAGCGTGTCCTGAAGTGCTTGCAGCCGCTTGGACAGGTCGCGGATGGCTTCCCGGCTCTCGGCCTTGGCGATGCGCTCGGCCAGCCGTCGCATCTTGGCCCGGATGCGGCGCACCTCCCACCATGAACGCGGGATGCGGTTCCTGAAGGCTTGGATGGCCTTCCAGTACGCTCCGGGGCCGAAGCCCGCCGACGCAGCCGCGAATGTCTCCGGACGCTCCTCCGGCCATTCTCCGGCCTCCCAGTCGGCTCCTTGCTCCTTGGTGGCCGCGTGAGCCTGCGCTGCGCCCGCTAGGGCCGTCAGGGTCATCACCTGCCCTAGCACCTCGCCGTACCGCTCCCACGCCTCGGCGGCATCCTCCGGCTCGTCGCGCACCTGCGCGGCTAGGGCTGCGAGATACCACCGCCGGACATCGGCGAGTCCGCGCCTATAGATGCGCTCAAACTCCGTCACTTGCGGCGGCTAGCCACGGTCAAGATTGCGCCGATGGCCTCAAGGGTTGCTTCGGCCTCATCAAGATCATTCATGGCATTCGACATGTCAGAACTCTGCGCGGAGTACCGCTTGAACATCGCGGAAATCTTGGCTCGCATCTTCTGCTCGGCCATGTCAAACATCATGCGTGGCTTGGAGTTCTCTGCCTTGAATGCAGGCAGTCCAAGTTCAGCGGCTACCTTTGGCTTCCAGTCCTTGCCCCACTTCTTCCGATAGGCAAGGATCATCTCTCGCATCCTCTCGGATGATTCATCAATCTTCTTCTGCGATGCAGCGATGCGCTCTTCAGATGCTTTTGCCTTTGCTGCGGCTTCCCGAAGGAACGATTCCGTTCTCTCCTTCGCAGATGCGTCAAGTGCCTGTCGCGTTTTGGCGATGATGTCGGCGTGGATTTCCTTTGCGCGTTCGCTCATGCGCTTCTGCACTTCCGCATCGACCATCTTTTTCCATTGATCTGCGGGGATGGGCTTTTGCGCCTGCTCCCACTTGTCATTGATCTCCGCAATCTTGGCTCGGATGCGCTTCACTTGTCGCTCGGACTTGCGAATCTCATCCTTCACTTCCTCGTCCGTGCCTTCGATCCGGTCGCGTCGGCGTTCTTTCTTCGGCGCAGCGCGTTCGCGGCCCTCGCCCCCTTTTGGCTGCTCGCCACCGCCGCCACCGCCCTCGGCGCACTTGTTTCCCGGCTGGAAGCCGCCCTCGCCGATGCCACAGTTCGCACCGTCGAAGCGATCCTTGCTGCCGCGCTTCTCGCTCTCGTCCTTGCCCTCGGCGCGATCCAGTTCGGCAGACTTCTTCTTCGCCCACGACTTGCCCGCGTCGCCGCCCCAGAGCAGCCACGCGATGTAGCCCGCGCTGTCCTCGCCCCAACCCTCGCCCTGCTTGTCCACTTCGTGCCGTGCGAAGTACGAGTTCATGCGGCGCACCGTGCTAGGCGATACCGTCTTGCGGTTCGACAAGTCGCGTGCTCGAGCAACGCCGACTTCGGTTCCGCCTCGACCGTGCTTGCGGCGCAGTTCAAGCCCACGGGCAGCGGCCTCGGCTGCGCCCTTGGGCGGGGTCAGATCGACATCGGACAGGGCAAACTTGTCCTTGCTGAACGGCTCTGCGTCGCCCTCTGGGCCTGCGTCACCCGGCTCATCGCCCATTGGGCGGACATCAAGCGGAGGCATTCCGCCACCGCCCATGCCGCCCTCGGACGGAGCCTGAAGCACCATCTCGTCATCCTCTGGCTCGGCAAGGCCCAACACCTTGCGTGCCTCGCGCTCGCTGACGCGGCCACCCAACTTGGTGAACGCCTCAATCGCCTTCATGTACTCGTCAGGGTTCGGCTTGCTCACGCTGAATGAGAAGGACGGCGGCACGGCATCGTCGCCGAAGTTCATGCGGAACAGCGGCGTGACGATTTCGCGCGTGATGGTTTCGGCCAGCGCGTTGGCGATGTAGGTCACTTGACGGTTGAGCGTCTGCGCGTGCTGGTCGCCGATGCTCGAGCCAAGGCCGCTCGACACAGCCTGCGAAGTGCCAGTCTGGCCGAGGATGACTTCCTTGATGTTCTCCGTCAGGTACTCAACCATCTTGGCGAACGCTTCTGCGTTGCCGCCGTTCGGCTCCATGATGTTGATGCCGAATCCCGCATCGCTGCCGTCTGCGTTCTTTGGAATCAGCACCGAGACATCGCCAAGCAGGTTCTGCATGGCCGACTCCATGTCAGCCTTCGCAGCCTCATTGCCCACGGGGTAGTTGCCCACGCGGATGCCCATGCTGTATCGCTCAATGTAGGTCGCCCAGTTCTGTAGTGCGGCCTGCTTCAGCGACCAGTAGTACCAGACCAGATCGCGCATGCCGCGACCGAGGTAGGCGTTTTCGGCATCGTATATTTCGTCGAAGTCCACCCCTTGCTGCTGATAGGTGTGCAGCGCGATGGTCGCTCGCTGCTGATCGTCCAGTGGCAGAACGCGGCTATCCCAGCCGATGACCGTGCCATTGATTTTGTCCGTGTCCGGGGCTGCGCCGCCGATGGTCTGCGTGTAGTAGCGCGGGCCGACCTTCAGGCCCAACTGGCCGAGTTCGGTCATGGTCAGGCTGTCGCCGTGGATCGGCATCCAGTCTCGGATGTAGATGGTTTCGCCTTGCTTGCCGAACACCATGTTGACCGCCGAACGCCCGTACCAGAGCGCGTCGAGCAAATGGCGCATCATGTCCGTAAAGCGTGGAGTGTTCTTCAGCAGTTTCTCCACGAACGCGGCCTGCTCCGTGGCTTGCTCGTCGCCCTGCATGTCGGCTGGAACCTGAACCGCCCACTCCGCGCACGCGACCGAGAGTTGCAGCATGACGAGCGGCCCCATGATGTCGGGGTCGTATCGCATCTGCCGCTGAAGGTTTCGATCCTTGCGGAACGCCAGCGAGCCTTGACGGAGGATCTTGTTGACGGAGAGGTAGTACGACCTCTGCATCTCGACCGGGGTGACGAGTGCTTGGAACACGGGAGCCACTCGGATCTGGTCGCCGCCTTGGGTCTGGTTCGCGTCGTTGGGCATTAGGGGTTGTTTCCGTAGAGTCGCCACAGTTGCGGCCGTGTGCTTTTGATTGTGGCTGGCTTTGCCCGTGGATCATAACGGCGGGTGCGGGCATGCTCTAGCAAATCCACCACGGCATCCACGGTGTCATCATGCTCCCCTGCGGGGAATCCAACAAGTTCATCCACGATTGGTTGCTGGGACGCTTCGACCCGGCCATCCGCTCGACACCGAAGCCGAAGCCGATGCTGCTCGACCATCGCTTGCGCCTCGCTCGCCCTCGTGATCTTGTCCTTCGTGCGTGCGACGCGCCGCACGGGTATGCGGGTGGACTGTTGGAGTTGCTGGCACAGGCCAGCCTGCGGGCCGTTGCCCTCGGCGATGATCTGCGCGACTCCTAGACGGTCGCACGCATCCACGGCTCGGCGCAGGAACTCGGGGAAGGTGGCCTGCATGCGGAGGCATTCCAGCACCCAGACATTGGCTTGCGAGTCCATTAGGGCAATGACGCACACGCTGTAGTCGCCGCTGCCTGTGGCGTTTGCGGTGAATGCCCAGTCAATCGCCGCAACCACCGTGCCGTTGGCGGTCGCATCGTGGGCAGGGTCGCCCGTGTAGTAGCCCCGCTCCAGCCACTCGGGCCGGAAGATCAGGCTCTCGTCCGACACGGGGATGAGTTCGTAGGCGCGTGCGTAGCCGAGCGGCCCCATTTCGCGCCGCTGCGCTTGCAGGATGTCCGGCGTGAACACCTCGCCCCACGGACTCTCAAAGCCCCGGCACGGTCGCCAGAACAGAGTGCCGTCCTGCTCGCCTACGCGCTTCCATTCGGCGGTCAGATCGTCCGAGTGATACGGCGTGAACAGTCGCCAAGTCCGGGGCCGTCCCGCGCTAAAGTCGCGCATTGGCAACCAGTTGTTGCGCCACGCTTCCTTCACCTTCTCGCGCTCTGCCGGGATGAGGACGGAGTTGCGAAGGTCGCACACATCGTCGCCGATCAGCAGATCGACGCGGCCACCTGCGCGTCCGAATATGTTCGCAGCCTGCATCGTCGGATCGCGGTGCATGGTTTCTGACTTCACGATGATCTCGCTAGAGCCATCGTCATCGGGCTTGGGCTTGACGATCTGAATCTCTGGGAACACCTCGCGGTACACATCCGAGCGCATGATCTGCACAACCATGCGGATCTGCTCTTGTGCCTTCACCACGGTCTGTCCCACATGCTTGATGCGGATGTGCGGGTTGCGGCCAATCTCCCACGCCTCGCGGATGCCGATCTGCACGGACTTGCCGTGACCGCGAGGCACGCCGATGGCGGCATCGCCGTTCTTCGACAGGTGCGCCTGCATATCCGTATGCAGGCCGGACTGGTTGAATCCCAGCAACTCGGCGAACACATCCGGGCACTCACGCGCTGCCGCGATGACCGCGCTAGTTTCCGGGTCGATCACTTGAACCTAGTCGCTTGGCGATGATTTCGCGGGCGCGTGCTTGGATGGCTGGGCTGATCTCCATGCGCTCCGTAGCCTGCCCGCCTTCCAATCGTTCGATCTTGTCCAGCGCGATGGCCGCGTTCACCTTGTCCCGGTGCATGGCTGCAAGCACCTCCGCAGCACGCAGTCGGTCGCGGTGCGGTGCGTTTTCATTCAACATAATGCGCGTAGCCGTGTTAGGTGCGGCCTTCATCACGCCCTCGGGAATCTGCCATCCCTCGCGCACGGCTCGCTGTAGCAGCCGGAGAGCCGATGCTGCCGTGCGGTCTGGAATCTCCGCTGCAGGCGATACGGGAGTCGGTGTCGGTTCCGTCTGCGCGTCTTGCGGTTTAGGCTTTCGCGGTTTGCGCGGCACGCTCTGCCTTCTTCCCGGTCAGGGTTTCCCAACGCTTCACGATGACATCACAATAGGCCGGACTGATTTCCATGCCGTAGCACTTGCGGCCCAGTTGCTCGGCTGCGATCAGGGTCGTGCCGGAGCCAAGGAACGGGTCGTAGACAGTGCAGGCTTTTGTTGTGGTCTTTTCAATTGCTTCAGCAGCCAATGCAACTGGCTTCTGTGTTGGGTGTTCGTAGTCGCCTGCGGCATCCTTGCCAAACGACCAGACGCTGCCGATTCTCTTGCCGCACAACTCGGCTCCCCGATTGAATACGAACGCAATCTCATGGTCGGTTGAAAATGTTTTCTTTAGATCGCCAATTCCGCCTCCACCCTTACTCCATACAACTAAATTGCTGAGTTTTCCGAAAGGCTTTACGACTGGAAACCACTGTTCAAGCACTTTCCATGTAGTCCAGATGAACACCCATCCTTTGCTGTTGCGGATGGCTGGCTCAATCCATTCCGTAAGAACGCGGTCGTCATTTTCTAATACATCGAACTTGGCTGACTTGGTTCGGTAATTTGACTGGTAAGACATCCCGTAGGGCGGGTCAGTGTGAATCATGCCAGCCTTGGCCCCCGCCATGAGCCGATCAACATCCTCGGCCTTCGTGCTGTCTCCGCACAGCACGCGATGCTCTCCAAGTAGCCAAAGGTCGCCCGATTTTGTGATCGGCTCCGCTGACGGCTCAGGAGTTTCATCCTCAACCACATCCACTGTGGCTTCGGCTAACGAGGCAATTTCTTTTGCGTCAAAGCCTGCCGCTCGCGCTAGTTCCTCGTCCTCAATCTGCAACGCGGCCAACTGCTGCGCCAGCGCACTATCGTCCCACTCGGCTAGTTCAGCCGTGCGATTGTCTGCGATGGCGTAGGCGGTCGCCTCGCTGCCGTCCAACTCCGTTCGCACGATGTTGATGTGATCCCATCCGAGAGCCTTGGCGGCCATTACTGTGCCGTTCCCGGCGATGATGATTCCCTTGGCGTTGACCAGCACGGGCCGCTGCTGCCCGAAGCGAGTCAGGCTTGCTTTGATCGTGTCTAGGTTCTTCGCTGGATGCCGCCGCACATTGGCGGGATCAAGCGTCAGGGTGTCGATCTTGACTCGCTGTGTCTGCATGCTGCGAGTCTAGCGCGGCTCGTCCTTCTCCACGAACGAAGGCGGGACGCAGTACCAGCCCTCGGGGATCGTCACCGCGTTGGGTGACAGTTCCCACCCGTCACTAGTGAGGGTGTACACACGCACTCGACACTCCGGGCCGATGCGAACCGGGCTGCCTTCACTTACCAATGTGACACGAGCGCATCCAGTCGCGCACGCGCTCGCCAGCGCGAGACAGTAGAGCCTTGTCAGCCTTCGCATCAGTTGCCTCCGTCTTGCCGATCTTGCCGCCGAAGCGGCCTAGCACCTCGGCCACGATGGCCGCGATCAATGCGGACAGCCACGCCATCAGTCGGCCTTCGCAGCGTCCTTGGCGAGAATCAGGCCCACGCCAGCCATGATGGCCGCGATGCACGCGCCGATGTCCGGCACGGTCGCCGGGTCATTGTCGGTCAGAGCCTTCAGGGCTGCGCCGACGGCGACGAGGATTGCCGCGATGCCTGCCGAAGTGGTCTTCCAGTTGTTCTTCATGTGGTTCCTTTCGTTAGGCCCAAACCCGCAAGAGAGTAGATGATGAGAAATCAAGACAACAGGGCAGAAATCATACGGGAGGCAATCGCTTGATATCCAAGTGCAGTCAAGTGACTGTTTCCACCGCTGTCATACCAAGTCGTTCCTGACCCGCCACCCGTGTTGATGTCGTTATAGGTTACAAACGCGGTGGTATCCAAGATGGTGCAAGAGCCAGAGTTTCCAAGCGTGATTGATGATGCTCTTTCTGTAGTGAGCGTATCGGTGCTAGCGGTTTGATGGCTTACCCATCCTAGACATGCAAGATCGCTAGTTGGATATCCAAGCGTTGCCCATTCAGTTGTGCAAGTGCTGAAAAAACTGCTTGCGCTTGTTGCCCAAGAATTTGTGCCTGCGTTGATTCCACCCTGAATCGCCACAATTACTCGTCCACTTCCGCCGCATGAAATCTGGCGCAGCCGCGCCTCGCGCAAGTACTGTCGAATCACCGTGTTTCCCGATGAAGCGTTGCTTGCAACGGTATCCATCGTTGCACCACCATGATGCGATATTGATGTGACTGCGTATCCCTTCGTGTTGATGCGAGAAAGTGATTGCAATGCCAACGCCATTGGGCCAGTCAAACGAGAAGTAGAGATGTTGTTGCTGGCATACAAGAAACTGTATTGTCCGCCAGTTCTGCTTGAGTCCGCCGAAACTGACAGAGTTGATGTCGTCCAAGCATATGACGCTTGCGCGCATGAAACTGATTGCGTTCCAAGCGCAGTAAAAGGAGCAACATCCAACCTTCCAGACAAGCGGAGCGTTCCCATGCTCGGCCCTAGACCATGAACTACGCGATACTGGATTGCACTTCCAATCCAAGGCAAACGATTGCTACCGTCATAAAGAAACATGCCACCAATCGTGTCGCTCCAATCGCTCGTTCCCGCCCACCATCCGTAGTCAAACGGAGAAGTATTCGGTTGCAATGATCCAGAGCCTCGCGTCATTGCATTCGTCAAATCGGATGGGCCAGAAGTCTTGCCACTAACGAGCGTGTTACCAAGTGCTGGAGTCCCGGTTGCATTGACTACCGTTCCAGAAGCGTTGATTTTGCTGTATACGCCTTCTGCAAGATACACGCCGTAGTACACAGCATTGTCCCACGAAATAACTGGGACGATTGGAGTTCCGTATTCCACGGCAGTCGTGTTTGTTTGTAGTGCCCAATTTATTCCGTCAACCCATCCCCATCCGCCGTAGTTCGTGTTGCTGTCTCCCGCAATCAAGATGTCTACAGAATCTCTGCGCTGCACGACATCTTGAAGCATTGTTTTGACTTGTGAAGATCCATACACCCCTGCTGCCGGGGGCAACACCTGATCGTTCAGCCGTCGCAATGGTCGTGGTCGCATTAGATCGTCGCCCAAAATGCGCCCAACTTGGGCGTGGTTCCCGTGGCCTTGAACTGGAGGGTGATCAACTGCGAGCCGACGGCATCCACGATGACGCTAGCGGGCTGCACATTGGTCGTGGCAGCGGTCGCAGGGCTGTAGGCGTTCACGGTCGGAACGCCTGCGCCGATGGTCGCGCTGCTGAAGAAGTAGGTGGTCACGCTGTCGATGGACAGGCTAGCAACCGTGCCGCTGGTGTAGCCGAGCGTCACATCCGCAAGCACGGTGGGAATATAAACCTTTGTTCCAGCCGCTTGGAGGTACGAGTTCCAACCGACGACGCGCATGCCAACCGAGGTGAAGTTGTTGTTGCTTGCGATTGGGGTCAAGCGCAGCAGGCTTGGGTAGTTCGTTCCGACATCGTAAAGCAGCGCGGACTGGCTTGTGGTGCTGGGCTTGGTCGCCGTGGGGCTAGCGGCATCGTAAGCCTGCGCGGAGGTCAGAGTGATGAGGCCCGTAGTTCTGAACTGGGGCTGTGCGGTCGAGATGATTGCGTTTGCCATTACGGCTTCCTTTCGAGTCGGTCGATGCGGGACTGGATGCTGTCGATGCGGGCCGCGTACTCGCGGTCGGTGGCGGATAAGGTCGATACGGTGCGAGCGAGGTCTGCGGTGATGGCTGCGAGTTCCTTCATGCGTTCGGCCTGATTGTCGATGGCCGCATCCCGGCGACCGACCATCAAGAACGCGCCAGCGATGCTGCCGAGCAGCACAACGGTCTGCACGCCCTGCATCAAGGTCTGGAGGCTCACCTGCTTGCCGATCTTCACTTCGGTCTGCTCGCTCATGGCTTTTGGGATGGTAGCGGCTTCCTGCGCCAGCCTAAAGAGAAAAGCGCACGACCGAGGACGGCTGCCGCGTCGGTTGTGGCCTCCTCGGAAAGCGAAGGTAGCGCAGCATGCAGGATTTCGTGGCAGACGATTTCGGCCAAACGCTGCTGCGGCAGGTCGCGGCGCACGCGGATGGTGGGATGCGGCCCGGGCGGATGGTCGCAGTCTCCGAAGCGGTCGCGTGGCAGTTCGCTGGCCTTGACCAGTCGCACGCGCCAGTTGCGCCCGTTGATTTTCAGCCGCGCCTCATTGTGCATCGTGAACATCCCACGCTATGCGAGGCACGCCGCGCCGACCAGCGTTTGTTTCAGCGGCATCCCATTGCAAGTAAATCCTTACCCACTTCTGGCGAAGCGGCGAAGGGCCAAAGTTTTTCTCTACCTCCCAGCCGTGGCTACCGTCCTTCCAGCCGTCCTTGGTCGTACCCACCCGGATGAAGTCGCAGTACTTCTTCTCGATTTTGTAGACCCCGTTCTGCGTGGACAGGAACTCGCGTGCAATGCCGACCACATTGCTGGTGTGAAGATGGCTCGTCACGATGCTGTCTGCGCCCTCAATCATTGAGTACATACGGCGAACATCCAGCACGCCGAATGACATCATCGCGCCGCCGCCGCCGCCGTGGTGGTATCGCTGGGTGTAGGTCAAATTGCATCCGCCCAACTCAAACTGCCACTTCACCCAGCCGCCGTATCCGCCCGTGCCGACTGGCGAGTGTGCGCGATCCTTGATGGCCCGGACGAGATGCGCGGTGGGGTCGCTTTCGCGGTGTCGGAGCCATGCGCTCTCGTGATTTCCTTGGGCCAACATCCCGATGTGCGATGCGTACGGTGCGAACAGGTCAGCGGCCTGATCTATCACCCGGTCGAAGTAATTGTCCGAGAGCAGCGTGCTACGCAAGGCCGACTTGCTGCCGCGCTTGTCGCCTACGCCTTGCATCAAGTCGAGGCTGTCGCCGATGCAAAGCACCACGGCATCACGCTCGACAGCCTGCGCTAGCAGGCGCGTGGTCATCTCGTTGTTCGCGCCCTTGCTGTCAACATGGTTGTCAGCGAGCAGGAGACACCATTGCTCAAAGTTTCCCATCGTGGGACGCTTCACCTTGACCACATGGATGTTGCTTCCGTGGTGTTCGATGCTCCAGCCGCGTTTGCGGTCTGGGAACCGCTTGATGCCGGGAACCACGATCTCGCCGTTCTTCGACGGCTTGGGCTTGGGCTTGCGCTTCACGCGGCCTCCTGTGTGAGATGAAGTTCCACGCGCGGGTTCTTGGGATCGACCGCCAGCACCAGCGGCAGGTGCGTGATGCCGCTGTCATCGACTAGCAGCCCGGAGTCCGTCAGCCCGTCAAAGGTGGCCTTCAGGCTCGACAGGCAGTTGTCCCGGTCGCGCCTGCGCGAGTCGCGTGCGTACCAATGCACGACGCATGACGCGGCCTTCCACGCTCCCTTGCAGTTCGTTTCGTGCATGGCGATCTGCGCCTGCGCCCACGCCTCGACACGCGCACGCTTGACGGCCTTGGCCTTGACCGCCCAATGGCAACGCGCGTTCGGACTCAACACCCGAGGTGGGATGCCAACCGTGACGGTAAGGCTCTCGGGCATGCGCGTAGCGTGCCACGCCGAGTCGCGAGATGGAAGGGGAAGAGCCATCCTTGGCTTCCGGCGCGTCCTGCGCTGGGAATCCTACTCCGGTGGTCGCCGCTTCCTGCGTGGGATCGGTTCAACTGCTGCGAAGACCTGTGCAGCCAGTCGCAGCCCGCTGATGGCCTCGTCCATGTCCATCGGGCTGGGATAGTGCCGAAGGCACGCTGCTGCCTCGTCCCTGATCGGCTTCGGTATTCCCGGCGTTCGCTTGGCATCGCACAACGCTCCCAGCAGGTAGCGCGTCTTTGAGATGGCTCGGAATCGTTCGCGTGGCAAGGTCATGGCAGTTTTACCCCTACCCCTTATTTCCAAGGGCTTGCAATGGTCATTCTAACGAGGATCAACATGATGCAGCACGGTCAACTTCCGAACATCAAGAAGCCAAGATGCTTTGGCGTTCCCCTCGGTGTCATTGACTCGGGCTTGGTAGTCGTGCCGATGGAATCCGCTATCTGTGATGGCTCTGCTTACCTCATCTAGCGTTCCGATGGCAACGAGGTGCATCGACTGTACATGTACGGGTTCAGGCATCGCGCTAGATGCCAGAGTGCCGCCATCGAACTTCACATCGAACACGATGCGGATACTGGGATAGTGTTCCCTGTAACGCTGTCCGTCCTTGTGATTGAAAGTCACGGCGAACTGCGGGTCGATGCCGTACAGATGCTCGGCCATGAAGAATGGCGTACGGACGGTCTTGAGGTCTGCTGGCTTGCCGTCATAGAGCAAGTCGAATGTGTACGGGTCTTGATCTTTGGCCGGGTTCGGCATGACATCAACACCCAAGACTTGCGTTGCCCAGTCGCAGAACTTCCGTTCGGTCTTGGGGCCATATTCGTCGCACCACGCTTGCTTGTCCTCGTTTCTGGCTGGCCTGCTCATTGCTCCCTCGCTTCAAGTTCCTGCAACTGGTGCGTGAGTCGGTTGCACCGTGCCTTGAGGTCATCGCATTCGATGACGAGCAGCGAGTTCCTGCGAGCCACGCGCAAGGCTTCATCGTCTAGTTGCGCGATGCGTTCGCGCTGCGCTTCGATCTGGGCTGCGGCCTCGACGCACAGGGTCATGCCTGTGCTACGCCAATGCTCTAGCAAACGCTCGGCCAGTTCGCTTGGATGCTTCATGGCTTCTCCTTGAAACAGCACCAGCCACGGGACTCTGCAATTTCATGGGATTCCTTCATGTCATGGGGGTATGAAGTGGAGTTGCACTTGCAGACTTCCCGCCTCGCCTCGTCGCGCTCGGCTTGCAGAGTCTTGATGTGCTGTTCCATCTGCTGATTGCGAACCCCGACAGGCTCGCAGGTCATGCAAGTGCCCTCCAGCCCCTCCATGATCCGCTCTACCTTTAACTTTGCTTGGTCGCGCTCGGCTTGGGCCTTGACTAGCAATTCATGCAGATTCGCCACCTGCTGTCGAAGTTGCATGATGTGATCGGAGTCGGTCATGCCACTACCTGACATGCATTGAGTTTGTTGGCAACCTTTGAGGCAAGAGTGTTCCACAAAACCGGGTCGCGCGTAGTTTCTGGAATCAGACTCCAATCGCCCTTGTGACATGTCAGACGCAGCGAGTGGATTTCACCATGTGAACCATCTTGAATCTGAATCTGATGCAACGCATTGCCGTGCCAGATCCAGCATCCATCAGACTCTCCGACTCCGGCTTTAGTGATTTCGATTTCTTCGGTCATGCTTCGATTCCTTCGCATTCAGCCAGTAGGAGTTGAAGAGCGGCGAGGCTGATTCGCTGTTCTCCACGGGCGACCAGCGAGAGATACGCTGGACTCAACCCAGTTGATCTAGATAGTTCTCGCAGGCTCCGGCCACGCTTGGCCTGCTCAATCGCACGCGGCCCGGTGTGGCGTAGTGCGGCATCCTGATATGCGGCCTGACTGAACAGTTTTTGAACTGTTTTGGCGAGGCCTACGGTTTCGCTTGGAGCCTTGCGACTCATGGTAACGGGTGCTTGTCGCCATGCGTTTCTCATCCGTGTGCGTCCTCAATCGCGGCATAGACCATGCCGACGGTGTACGCGCTCCACTCCTCGACTTTGGGCGACAGCGGCGTGCCGTCGAGCGCACCTACCTTCCGGCATCGTGCGACCGCTGCTGCGATGACTTCGCGCGGAGCGAGGAGTACGGCGTTGCGTGCCTGCTTGCGCTCGCGTTCTATCTCGTCCGGGTTGATGCCGTCCTTCCACGCCTGTGAGTGAACCTTTGCACGCTTGGTGTTGCGCCGGATCTCCCCGGCCAGTTCCTCCGGCTTGACGCTGGAGCGCGAGAGGGTCAGGCGCATGGTCTTGCACGCCTGCACGATGTCCTCGTGGCTGAACTCGTCCAGCACCTTGGCGGCTTCGGCGTGCCGCTTGGAGTCTGGCTTGGCCCATGTGCTGCCTCCGAAGTGTTCAAGGATCGTCGCTGCGG